AAAATAGGTAGAATGCGTTTAATGATGCTTAAACCTAGATCAACTATAAGTTGGCATAGAGATCCTGATAAAAGAATACATATTCCAATAACATCTAATGCAGGTTGCAGGCATATTATAGAAGATAAGATAAAACATATTCCTGCCAATGGCCGAGCATGGATTCACGACGATACTAAATATCATACAGTTACCAATGGAGGCGAAACTCCAAGAGTATCTTTAGTTACCACCCTTTTAACTTAATATATGATAAGAAAAATATTTGGCGAAAGTATAGGTGTATACACCTTACCTAATGCAGAATTATATAACGACGAATTTATTAAATTTGCATACTATTCTAAAGATTTAGTTGAAAATACAGATATTTTCAAGTTAATGAAAGAGTCTAACGCTCCAAAAGATATGAATGATTATATAGAACCTTTCATACATAGATCACATCTCATACCTGGTTATCCTTTAAAATTTTTAGATGATGTAATGTGGACATTAAAAGAATATACAAAGGAATTGGGTTCTGAATTTAATCAACACAACTTTCCTTATTTGGCACCATATGTATCGCGAGCATGGACTAATATAACTCCTCAGGGAAATTATATAGGATCGCATGATCATAAAAGATTTGATGCTAAGTTTAGTGTATCGTATTATCCTAAATTTTTACCAGAGCAAGGAGATTTACATATAGAGAATACAGATTTAAAAGTAAATAAAAGAATATATCCTTGTAATGAAGTTCCTGCAAGAGAAAAGATTCCAGGCAATGCAGGACAAGCAATAATATTTCCTGGTTACTTAAAACATCATACGGAAATGAATAAATCAACTGAAGATAGAATATCTACTTCATGTGATATTAAATACTTAGGAATTAATAGTGATCTTCCTCCTGCAAAATTAGTAGAAGATTTGGCTTCAGCATTTCAACAAGAATTAACAACAAATTTTAAATTATGATAGATAAAAATACAATAGATGAAAAATGGACTATAAAACGTATTCTTTGGTTTTCACTTGGTATGTTTTGTTTAGGCCTGGCTTATATAGGTGTTGTAACACCAGGCATACCGTTTAGTATATTTTTAGTAATAGCCGCATATAGTTTTGCAAAATCTAGCAAAAAATGGCATGACTGGATTTACAATCACAAATATTTTGGACCGTTCTTAACTAATTGGGTAAATTATCGAGTATTTCCGCTTTATGCAAAATTTTCTATGATTATTGTTATGTCGTCTACACTTATTTTTACCTGGTATATGCTTCACAATTTGAATATGATATTGTGGACAGGAGGGTTTATGTTAAGTGTTGCAATATGGGCATGGCGTTATCCTAGCACAAAAGAAGAACATGCTCGTCGACTAGAAAATGGCAAAAAAATTGGTTGGATTCGTTGACAATATTTAAAATAGATGTTATACTATATACATGAATCTAATAGAGAAATACGACTATCCGTCCTTAGACAGATTTAATAATTCAGGAAAAAGATTATATAACACCCCATCTGGTAATCTTCCTTCAGTAACTACAATCTTAGATAGAACCAAAGATAAAACATTTCTTGTAGAATGGAAAAAACGAGTAGGGGAAGACGAAGCAAAGCGTATAACAAAAGAAGCATCGGGATTGGGTACCTTGTTTCATAAACATTTAGAAAATTATATATTAGGCGAAGAACGACCCAATGGTAACAATGTTGTTTATAAGTTAGCAGAAGAAATGAGCAATGTTGTTATAGAAAAAGGATTAATTAATGTGAATGAAATATGGGGCTCAGAAATAAGCCTGTATTATCCAGGTTTATATGCAGGTACTACTGATTTAGTTGGTATGCATAATGGTACACCGGCAATAATGGATTATAAAAGTACAACTAGACCTAAAAAAGAAGAATGGGTTGAAGATTATTATTTACAATGTTGTGCATATGCATTAGCTCATAATGAATTATTTGAAACTAAAATAAATAAAGTCGTTATTATAATGTGTTCACGAAAAAAACAATATCAGGAATTTATATGCGAAGGCAAAAAATTTGAAGATAACTGTGAAAAATGGGCCGAACGATTAGACGAATATTATAAATAAAAAACTAGCCGATAACACAAAAGAAACTCAAGGAGAACAAACATGAAGCCATCTTTTTTCCCCAATGTTAGGGCATTTCATCCTGGCATGGGGCAAGCTGTAGCCGAACGAACAATACTTAGAAAAAAACCCAACGGAGAATGGGAAAACTGGCATGATGTTGCTAATAGAGTAGCAATGGGCAATAGTTTGCTTTGCCCAAAAGAAAATGACAAAGATAGAGAATTTAGATTATTAAAGAAACATATAGCAAAAGCAACGTTATTAATGAGTGGCAGGCATTTACAACATGGCGATGAAAAACAGCCAGAACGAAACATGGAAGTGTTTACAAATTGTGCTACTTCTAGCACAAGTTTTTTACTTTTTTACTTATTATTAAATGGTTCTGGGGTTGGCAGATGTTATGATGATGACATGATCCTGGTCGATTGGAATAATGCACCCCAACTACGATGTGTATTAGCCGAAAGCCATCCAGATTTTGATTATTCGGCACACACATCTTTACGAGATGGAAAACACAAATATGGACAAGGGACAAATACTCTCTGGTATGAAATACCTGATTCACGCGAAGGATGGGCCCAAGCACTAGAACTTTGGGAAAATGCCGCATTTGAAAAAATACACAAAGATAAAATGTTGGTATTTGATTTTAGTAAAATTAGAGGAAAAGGATCTCCCATTGGAGGAATGCAGAATAGACCGGCAAGTGGACCGGTATCTTTATTAAATGCCTTCGAAAAATGTGCAACCATCAAAGATGCTGGCATGGAGCCATGGAGACAGGCCATGTATGTTGATCATTATATGGCAGAATGTGTGCTTGTCGGTGGCGCAAGACGTGCCGCTAGAATGAGTACAAAAACTTGGAAAGATAAAACTGTAATGGATTTTATTACAGTTAAGCGACCTATTGAGTATCTTGGATTAAACATGGATGATATAGTTCGATATAATAAAGAATCTGCTTATCCGCCTATGGGTTTCTTATGGTCTAGTAATAATTCTGTTACAACAGATAAAGAGTTTTGGGGTAAACTTAATATAAAGCGTGGTGACACTAGATACAACGATGATTTAACAAAACACGCTAGAGGGGTGTTTAAACTACTCACAGAGGCCGCTTACGCCGACGGAACAGGCGAACCTGGCATACTTAATTCCGACATGCTAGTCCAAAACGACGAAGGATGGGATGATCTTAATCGTGGTGATTATGCAGGTAGTAAAAAATATCAACTTCGTGAAGATACACAAATATTAATGAGTCGTTTAGCAAAACGTGCTAAAAAGAAAAAATATCATACAATTACTAATCCATGTGGTGAAATTGCACTTAATGTACTAGGAGGATTTTGTGTTATTGCAGACGTAGTGCCATTTCATGCGGACACACTAGATGAAGCAGAAGAAGCCTTCCGTGTTGCTACAAGGGCCTTATTGCGTGTAAACGGCATGAATAGTATATATGGTAAAGAAGTCAAACGCACAAATCGTATTGGTGTTGGCATGACTGGTGTTCACGAATTTGCTTGGAAGTTTTTTAAATTGGCTTTTAGGGATTTAATTAATGAAGAAAAAGCTAAAGACTTTTGGATGACAATGGCTCGATTTAATAGAGCAGTTAAAGATGAAGCAACAACATATTCTGAGTATTTGGGACAATCTGTACCACATACAATGACAACAATTAAGCCTGCAGGAACAACAAGTAAATTATTTGGACTTACAGAAGGCTGGCACTTACCAGCCCTTGCTTGGTATATGCGTTGGGTACAATTTAGACATGATGATCCTTTGGTAGAAGCATATAAGAAAAACGGCTATCCGCATAAAGAGCTAGTTCAATATAGTGGTACAACTATTATAGGATTTCCAACTGAACCAGTTATTGCTAGTTTAGGGTTAGGAGATGCATTTGTAACAGCAGGCGAAGCCACTCCTGAAGAACAATATCAATGGTTAAAATTAGGAGAAAAATATTGGATTCGAGGTGTCGATGAAGCCGGAAAACCAACCAAGGATGTTGGGAATCAAATTAGTTATACACTAAAATATATTCCTGAAATAGTAAGTTATAAACATTTTAAAAATATGATTTTACAGCATCAATCTGCTGTAAGAGCCTGTTCGGTGATGCCACAGACAGATGCTTCTGCATATGAATATCAACCAGAAGAAGCAGTTTCTAAATTTAAATATGAGGAAATTAGTAGAGCAATTGCACATGCAATGACCGAAGACATAGGCAGAGAACATCTTGATTGTGGGGTAGTTCCGGGTGGTTGTCCGATTGATTTTGATGAAGAAGAAAAACAATGGAAACTTGAAGAAGAAGACCTCAAAACAACATTGTTAAAAGAAGTTGCATGAATGTAACCATTTACACTATTGATAATTGTAAATTATGCGATCATGCAAAATTAATAATGAAAGAACGAGGTGTAGAATACGATGAAATTCGTATAGGTATAGACATCCCAAAAAAAGAATTTAAAGAAAAATATAGTGCAGATAAAGCTCCGCTTGTTTATTATGGTAATTGGCGGGTAGGCGGAGCCGCAGAATTATGGAAAGCAATTTATAGAACAAATTTAATTCCTGTTAAAATATCCGCAGTAGACCAACTCCTAAAAAACAAATAAATATGTTAGTAGAGACAAGAAAAAAAGGCGATGTTGTTACATTAAAATTAACAACTTCGGAAGAGTTAATAGGCTCTTACCAAGAAGACGACGCTGATGCATATACAATTGATAGGCCATTCATGATAGCAATGAGCCAACAAGGTATTGTATTAATGCCATGGTTACACGCAGTAGATGTGCAATCAAGCAAAGCAGTAAAGATTAATAAAACACATATCGTTGCAATTGCTGAACCAGTAGCAAGTATAGCAAAAGAATATAGTTCACAAATGAGCGGTATAAAATTAGTATAAGGAAATATGAATGCCAGCCGCAATGACAGAATTAACAAAACCTCCAAGCAAAGTTTGTGTAGCAAACGGCTTGGAAATGATGGATTACAGTCGAATAAATTTCATCCCAAATCCTACGGTAAAATGTAATGATAAACCTATATCATTACATCAGACAGTTCCTGATACATCATATCAAGATGCAATAAAAACAAGGGATTCACTTCAGCCCTCACATAGAGTTAACACCCCAAAAACATGTTTTATAGATGGTAATAGTGCCGCCAATGAATCTGATATGGAAATGTGGCATAACTTACGTCAAAAATATGGTAGCGGAGGGTCAACTCCCTCTAGTAATACTTGTGCCGGAGCCGGAGCAGGTAATACAACAAATGGAGTACCACCCGACTATCAATGGTATTTGCCTTCAATAGAAGCAAATCCAGGTGATGCAGATTGGGACAAGTGTAATAAAACTGGATTGGATTTAACTAAAACCCCGCCAAGTAATCCTAATCCGTTGCAAAGTTACTATGGTATATATGATAGTGCAATTAAGAAAAAATTAGAAAAAATGGTTTCTCCTAATGTTAAGATAGGTGGATAATGGCATACAGTGATTTTAGAGATAGTTTAACTACATTTGATAATTATATTTCAGCCGAAAAACACTCCGTAGGACTTGAAGGTACGTATGGTGACAACGCGGTAGTGCGAGCAGAAATAGGCGGAAATATGAAAACCATGATCTGTAATTTACTTGCAGGTAATGGTCTTAAACCGATGCCCCAAATACAAATTTGTTTAGATATGAATCTAAATGAATTATTGGGGCTTGCCGCCGGAAATGCAATTTTAATGGGTGCCTTGGCGTCTTGTCGAACTGCTCTTCAAGCATTTAATACCCACACAGGTTTATCTGCTACATTAATGAGACTTAATGCAGTTATAGGTGAAGCCGCGGCAATAGCAAGTATGATTAATTTTTGTGCAAAACCAATTAATCCTAAACCTATCCCAAACTTATTAGAATCAGTAATGGGATCATTCTTGGGTAAGGGTGAAGGAATTTTAAATAAATTAGGAAGAGTTATACCTGATAGAGCATCTGTTTGTTTTGATTTTTCCACTGGAAAACTTAATACAGATGCTTATATAGATGGCGGTTTATTACAAGAAATTCGAGATTCTTTAGAAGCAGGTATAGATATTAGTGCATTATGGGAAGATTGGGTTGCACAATTAATGTCTATTGCAGATGATTTTAAAAGAATTGTACAATTTGAAAATGACATAGCAAATGCGGCTATGGAACAAAACGGATTAGGCGGCGGGACCGGCGATAGCCTTAAACCTGTAACATTACCTGATAGTAATCCGGATGTACAAATATTTCAATCAGGATATAGCTCTGTGCAATTTGCCGCAGATGGTACAGAAGTAACACCTATAATAGTTACAAAAGTAAACAATGCAACAAATACCACATCAACAAAAGTTACATTAGATGTTCTTATTAAGTTTACAGAAAAAATGGATCATGCGTCACTTACTTGTCGATTACCTGATTCATCGCCTCCTAGTTCAGGATACTATGGAACTATAAGAGTATTAGGCGGACCAGATGTTAATGGTAGCAATGAACGAGTATGGAATGCATCGGGGGTGCAGGCAATAAACCCCAAACCGGACGGCGACGGAGATACAATATTTGGTGGAACAATTATCTTAGATACTTCAACTTATCAAAGTTCAACATTTACATTTGCAGTTGGTTCTACAAACCATGATACTACTCCTCTTAAACCTACTTCAATTTCTGGTAAAGAAATGCTTTCAGTAAGAGCAATTCAATTTACTTGTGCAGAAGCGGCGGCAGGAGTAGGAGCAACAAATTTTATTGGTACAGCATTACCAAACCAATCAGCAGAACAACAACAAAAAGCAATAGCAAATTATACAGATATGCCTACTGCAATTAATAATGCTCAAAATATATTAACCATATGGAATCAATTAGCAGGCTATCCTGTTCAACGAACAGATGGAACAATTTTAACTAATATATTTGATGCATTCTTAGATGATGATTCAATTGCATTAGCGGCGTCAGGCGAATCATACATTGCCCCTGTTTATACTCGAGTTGAAGAAAAGGATTATTGTGGTAATGTAATTGGATACAAATATGAATTTACTCAAGGATCATTGCAAACACCAGATGCTATTGCCGCAGGAACAATAACAACATTGGCTTCGGAACGACCAAGAGTTTTAGAAATAATTCCTAGTTCAGGTGACATAACAGTAGTAATAGATTCTACGATTCAAGTACGATTTAACCAAGATATGGATTTTAGTACATTTACTTTAGGTGATACTCGAACTACATGGGATGCAACCAAAACATATTCTATAGGTGACTTAATAGAATACATAGGAGCAGAATATTCGTCTGTTGTAGATAATAACACCAATCAAATACCACCTACTAGTTCTGGGTATTGGTCAGCCGTTGTAGGTAATGAAGCAATATTAACGGCAGGTAGCGGTTCTGTTAAATTTAAAAATACAACTACCAATGAATTCGAAACAGGCGGAACGGTATCTTATAGTAATAAACTATTAACCTATATGCCGCCAAACAATTTAATAGCAAATAACGTATATCAATTAACTATTGTTGGACAAAATACATCTTCAATGTATCCCGGAATAGGCACATCAGTAGATAAAGTGTCACCTATAGAAAATATTTCAGGTATTACTATGGCAAGTACATTTTCATCGTCTTTTACAATAAATGCCGCAGGTAATTCAACTGCTACATTAACAGTAACATCAGCGGCAGGTACAATTAAAACACCTAGTTATACAGTTGCGGAATTAAATGCTTTAGCGGCATTTTATACCACCAATGATCAAGGGTCGCAAGCATGGTGTTCAAATGAAACAGGCGGTGCTTGTATGGTTGTTTTTAATGGCACCAATTGGGTAAGAATTGATAATAGTAACATAATTGCAGAATAATAGGTGTTGACACAAATTTTTTTATATGTTATAATATAAATATTAATGTTGTTAATGACTCTTTGTCGAAAGCGACTGGACATGGGTGCGATTCCCATCAGCTCCACCAAAGGAAGTTATGGAAAAATCATTTATGTGGATTGCAATAATTATAATCCTTATATTGATAATAACATACGGCGTTTTATATTTTGGATATGACTTTCGTTGATGGGGCTGAAATAGATTTCGACACCGTGGGAAGCAAAGACGAGACGACATTGAACTTAATCGCAAATAATAACGATTATACTTCCGCACAGATTGCCCTCGCGGCATAACCTGTAGCCGAGTTAGAGGATGGTCCTCTTGGGGGGAGTCACTTGGGAACAGAAGAATTCCCCCCACCACACACACAGACACACAAAGGAGAAAATTATGTCTAGTAATCCATATGAACTTAGGTTCAGACTACTTGAAATGGCCCAAGGCTATCTTCAAGATGAATACTCAAGAAAAGAAAACTTTGTTTATCAAGCATGGGATCATGCAAAAGAACAAGGTGAAGCAACATCGAAGTTATGGAATGAACTTCAACCTGAATCTTATACCATTGATGATATTAAGACGAAGGCTACCGAACTCTATGAATTTGTAGAGAAGAAGTAAATAACCTAAAAGGGGAGTTATTTGCTAAAACAAAAAATTCCCCTTATTTTTTTAAATTATAGTAATAGTTAACAACCAAAAAACACTGAAAAGTGGCCAAAACAACCAATTATACCAAAAAACCAGGTAAATATACTAGTGATTAGAAAATATCACAATAGGAGAATAAAACTATGGATATTATTAAAAATGTATCTGGCTGGATCAGGGGACTTACAGAAGTAGGTCTTTCGGTTATAGCATTAGGCATTGTCTTCCAAATTATTTTCGGAGCAAATGTAGTATTCCTTCCAATCGACATCCTAGGTAATGTAATCAGTTTCGTGAAAGCATTGGGTGGTGAAGGTCTTGTTGGCTTAATTGCATTGTGGATTCTTTGGGGAATCTACGACAAGAAGTAACAAGGAATTCTAAACTAGTCCCTGTCTTAATTCACGACGATCCTAGGCAGGGCTAACCTTTAGCTTACTCGGAACCAAACAATGAATAAAAAAATCTAATATAAAAATATAAAGGAAACTTATAGTATGAAAAAACTTATACTAATAACCTTGTCATATCTTTTTTTTATGAGTATGGCATTATCAAGCCAAGGCAGTTTAATAGAAGATGCTACAAAGCAAATACAGCAACATACAGAACCTAAATTTCGAAATACCTTTATGGTTTTTTCGAAAGAAGAAGTTGAATGCCTTGCTTTAAATGTATACCATGAAGCTCGGAACGAAAGTTTATCAGGAAAAATTGCAGTAATTTTAGTCACAATGAATAGAGTTGCAGATGAAAGATTTCCTGGAAGTATTTGTGAGGTTGTCCGCCAAGGAAAACATTATTTTCATAAGACACTTAAGAAAAGATTTCCTGTTAAAGATATGTGTCAATTTAGTTGGTATTGTGATGGTTTAACCGATGACCCAAAGAATATCCGAGCATGGGCGTATTCTAATGCATTAATAGAATACTTTCTTAAACGATCTATGTCATTTATAGATTTTACAGAAGGTGCTACCCATTATCATGCAGGATATATAGCTCTTCCTAGATGGGCAAAAGATAAAAATTTTATAAAAACAGTAACAATAGATACACATTTATTTTATCGATGGAAGGCCAGTAAACTGCTTGCAACACGATAAATATTTGTATGATTGTATGCGAAGTAACTAAACCTTATGCTTATAAAAAATTACGCTCTTATTTGGAAGCAATGGAGCCTGATATTGTTGGGCAACGGCTAGACAAATATAAATTAGTAAGTTTAATAGATAATGCATTAGATATATTACGAGTAGAAGTTGATTTTGAGAATACATCAAGAGTTCCAAAAGATGAAATAAATATGAATGCTGGTTATTCGCAAGGGATAGATAAATGGAAAGATCCAGATATGTATCCCACGACATTAACTTTGTTATTCAATGATAAACAACGAACTTATAGTTTTTCTAAAGAAGGATTCGATGAGTTAGTTAATAGAATTAGTGATGCAATAGGCCATGAAAGGATTCATCAAGGACAAGCCAGAAAAAGAAAATTACAGCATCCGGGGTCAGAATATACCGGACCAGGAAAAGGTAAAACAGAAAGAGATTATTTAGGAAAACCCGACGAAGTAGAAGCTTTCTCGTACAACATAGCAAGTGAGTTATTACGTCGGCATGATAAAGAAACTATCATAAATGCATTTAGAATAGGCGATTTAAGTATTCTAAAAGACAGCATAAATTTTATTGCATATCTTGCTAGTTTTGAAGATACAGATAATAAAACTATGCGGAAACTGATTAATAAAATTTTAAAGTATATAGAACAGTTATAAAGGATACATGAATGTACGAATACAAAGCACGGCTTGTACGAGTTATAGACGGTGGCACAATTGATGCAGATATTGATATGGGATTTCAAGTTCATATTGGCCAACGCATTAGATTATTTGGGGTAAATGCACCCGATGCTAAATCACGTGATAAAGTTGAACAAGAAAAAGGCCTAGCATCAAAAAATAGGTTAATCGAAATTTTACCAAAAGAAATAGTAGTACAAACGATGTTAAATAAACGAGGTAAAATAGGTAGAATATTAGGAATAGTTCTTGTTAGAGAAGAACACGGCGAACTTACAAACATAAATGACTTAATTATAAAAGAAGGATTTGCTACCCGCTATCCAACAAATGAAGATAAATAATTAAAACACTAGGAGTAATATAAATGTCACAAGAACGATTTACAATAACAACCCCAGCATATGGATCAGATGGATCTTCGACCCAAGGTAAAACAAATGGGTCCGGCGAAGATCATGTCGGAGCAACATTTTTAAATAATCCATTAACAGTTAATAGTACTACAAATATTTCTAATTCAAATGCTGATGGTGCCGCTACTCCTAAACTATATGAATATGCTATTACTACAGGAACTATGACTGCTACCAGTACTAATGGAACTGTTGCAAGTGCAGATAGTTCAGCATATGCTTCAGGTAACGTAAACACAGATGCTAAAGCAGAAGCAGTAGAACGAAGTAACATGCGTTTTCATAACATGCTTGCTAGATTAGGTGAAACAGAAGAAATTGTACGTTTTGAAATCGATAGTGAAACCTTACCTGCCGCAACAGGTACTCCTACGGCATCAAGTACATTTACAGTAACATATGCAAAACAACCAACTCATCCAACTGCAACTTATACTACCGGAGCATTGGCAGTAAAACGATTAGCCGCCGAAGGAATATCCTTTAATGGTGTTGCAACCACACAAATGAGACATGTTTATTATCCCAATAAACTATCAACTGGATCTGTTAATAAAGTTTATACTGCACGAAAAGATATCACAGTACCGATATTAGATACGGATGTAGCCACATTATATGGAAAAATGGGCTGTACCGAGACTATCGTAAATGCAACGCATAGTTCACCATAGTGTATGACAGTACCAAACAAACAAGTTATTAAAAGACAAATACACGAACCATTCGGATATAGAGTGGGCGTATATGATCTAGATTGTACCCCTTCTACAAATCAATGGTTAATAGAAAAAGCATATATCCTTGATAAATTTTCACGAGAAAATGCAGGTGTTTTTAAGAAAATACCTGGCGGTGAGACCGGTGTTAGAACAAAATATAATGATAACAATGAATCATTTATAGGAGCTCACACATGGATCATGAACAGGTGTCATAATTTTCCAGGATTCCCTCAAGAATTGTTAGGCAAAATAATGACATGTACATATGATTATGCAAAGTATATAGGGGTTAGATTTCCTACCCCAAGTAATTGTGCATTATATATAGATCGAGGGTGGTCAACAATAACAAAACCCGGCGATGTAATTAAAGGACATAACCATGCAGTTCATACGTTTTCTTCGGTATATTATCCTAAATTATTACCCAAACAAGGAAATCTTTGGATAGATAGAGGACACAATGACACAACAGACCGTATAATATACAACGCAAACAAAGGACCAGCAGACCGTATTCAAATGGAAATAAAAGCAGGACAATTTATAATATTTCCGTCGGCAATCTTACACGGAACAAATAAAAACAAGTCAGAAGAAGATAGAATTTCTTATTCATTTGATTTTAATCCTATAGGATATGATTATCACCTACCTCCTCCTAACTTAGTAGATAAAGCATGGGAAGAGTTTAATTCAACTTTAAAAGATATAGGACTAACGGAGGTATTATCGGAATGATTTTTGGTTTGGTTGTGCTATTTACGGCATTATTAATATCAGGGGTAGCCGCTTGGTATTCTATTGTTGGATTAATGGCTATTTTTAGTGGAGCCGCTCTTGCTATTGCAATTATGGGCGGAGTATTAGAAGTAGGTAAATTAGTTACAGCAAGTTGGCTTTACAACTACTGGAAAGTAGTACCTAAGTTTCTTAAAATATATCTTACAAGTGCAGTTGTAGGTTTAATGTTTATAACTTCTATGGGTATTTTTGGCTTTTTGTCTAAAGCACATTTAGAACAAACAGCAATGTCCGAAGAACAAATAGCCCAAATATCTGTACACGAAGGAAAACTAGTTAGATCTAACGCAAAACTCCAGCGATGGAATGATGACATTGGGCGACTTAATAGAGGTGAAAATGTTAGAGTAGATCTTCTTATTAAAACTGAACAAGAACAATTAAACATTATATATGATAGAATTAAAGATGAAAAAGCACAACTAAAGGTAATAGCCGATGAACAAGTTGTAGTACAGGAAAATAAATTAACAGAATATGCAGAGCGTACTAAAACCGATTTGGCGTTATTACAACAACGACCTGATGGAAAAATTGATGAGGAAACAGGCAAAACAGAAAAAGAAATAGCAATAGATAAAGTACGTAAAAGAGACAGAGGCGTTTCGTGGGTTGCACGAGATAAAATGAGAAAGATAAGTGAGCAATTACGTAAAGACTTTGATAAAATAGGTAACGATTATGCACCCCAAATTGGAACTATTAACACACGAATACAAGAATTACGACAGCAAGCACAATTAAAAACAGAAGATCTTGATGCAAAAATTATACAACTTGAAGGGTTTATTGAAAAAGAACAAGATATAGTTGATGACATTAGAGAAGATAAGTTAGTATTAGAACAAGCATATAGAGAACTTGAAGTAGAAGTGGGACCAGTAAAATATATTGCAGAATTTATATACGGCGATGATGCAGTAGGTATGTTAGATAATGCAGTCAGAGGAGTAATTTTATTGTTAATTTTTGTGTTTGATCCACTTGCAGTATTATTAATTATTGCAGGAAATATGACTATACGACAACATATACAGTTAAAACCTTTAAAAATGCGTAATGAGAAAGATGATGATGTTATAGTTGAACAAGAAGATGGAGCCGATTTGGTAATACCTGCAGATATTAAATCATCTGCACCTAAGCCAGTTGAGGATGTTACTGAACAAAAAGAGGAAAAACGTATTCCCAAAGGAACTGCTGTACGATCACACGAAGAAGGTATTGCTGGAATAATTCATTCAAAAACAGAACCAGAAGAATTAGACCAAAATATAAAAGAAATATTAGAACAAGCAAATCCTGAAGTAAGAGAAGAAGTAGCAAAAGAATTGGAAAAAGATGTAAAAGAAGAATCAGTATCGGTATTGGTCGATAAAACAAATAAAACAATATTAGAACCACTAGTAAATAAAGGAAGATCATTATTAAAATCATTAGCATCTGGCAAAAGCAAAAAAGTAAGTTGGATTGATACCCCACATGAACCAAAACACTAAACATTTTATTTGTAGTTTTTGTTATAAAACTAGAGATGAAGTTAAAAAGTTAATTCAAGGCCCCGATAATGATATCTTTATTTGTGATGAATGCATTAAACTTTCTTTTAACATTATTCAAGATGAAGAAAGCGAAATTAACGAACATTATGTTTACACCCCAAAAGCAATTTATGACCATTTAACTGAATTTGTTATAGGTCAAGACGAAGCAAAAAAAGTCCTAGCGGTGGCAGTATATAATCATTATAAGCGAATTAATCATGTAGCAACAGACATAGAATTAGATAAATCTAATGTACTGTTATTGGGTCCTTCTGGATCAGGCAAAACATTATTGGCGAGTACAATAGCAAAAATATTAGATGTTCCTTTTGCAATAGCAGATGCAACGACAGTAACAGAGGCCGGTTATGTGGGTGATGATGTTGAAAACTTAGTAACCAAATTATTGTCTGCCGCAGAATATGATATAAATCGAGCAGAAAAAGGTATTGTTTACATTGACGAAATAGATAAAAAAGGACGAAAATCTGAATCTGCAAGTGTTACTAGAGATGTATCGGGCGAGGGTGTACAGCAAGCATTATTAAAAATGATAGAAGGAGCAGAAGTCAGGATACCCCCCGGAGGAGGTAGAAAGCATCCCCAATCAGAAATGGTGGAGATAAACACAAAAGATATATTGTTTATATTGGGCGGCGCCTTTATAGATTTAGAGAAACATATCAAGAAACGGTTAAACAAAACAAAGTCTATAGGATTTGGAGCAATAATAGATGAAAGACACGATGATACCAATTATTTTAATTTAGTAGAACCAGACGATTTAGTTGAATACGGATTAATACCAGAACTTGTTGGTAGAATACCTATACGTGTTGGTCTCAAGGAACTTACACACAATGAGCTTGTAAAAGTATTAACAGAACCCAAAAATAGCATTATAAAACAATTTCAACGAATATTTGAAATGGATAATGTTAAATTAGAATTCACAGACGGAGCATGTGAAGAAATTGTAAAAATTTGTAGTGATACAAAAGTAGGCGCAAGAGGATTGCGTTCAGTTATAGAAAACACATTATTAAATGTGCAATTTAATTTACCAACATATGAAAAGAAAGGCATAGAAAAGGTAGTAATAAATGAAGACACAATCAAGAAACGACAGAAACCGTTCCTCGTTTACGGGAAAAAACAACAGAAAAAATAATTATATAAGCCACCCTATGTTAAGGCTTATAGATGAAAATGGCGAACAACTAGGTGTAATGGAAACTAGAAGAGCCATTAGCATAGCTCGTGAACGAGAATTAGACGTTGTTGTTATATCTGAAAGTGTGTCCCCTCCGGTGGCCAAAATTGTAGATTTAAATAAATATCATTACAAAGAACAACAAAGGAAGAAAGCTCAGGCAAAAAATGCCCGCGCAAGTCGAACCGAATTAAAAGAAATGCAATTTAGACCAACAATTGGTGACCATGATTTTGTGGTTAAAGCAAACAAAATTAAAAAGTTTTTAGATAAAGGTGATCAGGTAAAAATTGTAATTCGGTTTAAAGGGCGAGAACGACACATATATAAAGAGTCTGGATTAGAATTATTTGATAAGTTATCAAAAAGTTTAGAAACAGAGTATGTGACTGAGCCTAAATTTGTTGGTTCGAGCATCATAGCAATATTAAAATGATAACAATAGAAGTACGAAACAATAATGCCGATAAAGCAATTAAAATGTTAAAGAAAAAAGTAAACGCAGAAGGTACTTTAAAAGACTGTCGTGATAAACAGTTTTATGAAAAACCGACAGATAAAAGACGTAGAAAGAAAGCTCAAGCTATTCGTCGTATTGAGCGAAATATAGAAAAATTATATGACGAAAAAGAAAAAAATTATTGACATTTATATTATAACCTGTTATAATATATATAAATAATAATGAAGAGAAAGTTAATGCCACATAAGGGTTAACTTCCCTCTGTCTTGCTTATAAAGGAGAAAATTATGACTAGCAGACATCTCACAACCGCCAATCTAGGCGATTTCATTACATCGTTAACACCATTTACTGTAGGAATGGACAGAATGTTTAGGGACTTAGAGCAGTTCTCTAATTCATATGTTGATTCATCTACCGGGTATCCACCCTATAACATCGAGCAAATTGATGAAGGTAAATGGGTAATTTCAATGGCCATTGCTGGCTTTGGAGAAGACGATATTACAGTTTCACAAAAAGAACGCAATCTTACAGTTAAAGGTAAAATTGAAAGCAAAGACGACGAGAAGACATGTGTAGATCATTTTGTCCATCGTGGTATTGCTAATCGTTCTTTTGAAAGAACTTTTCGTTTAGGTGAACATGTACTCGTTAAAGATGCAATTCTTAAAAACGGCATGTTAACTATAGATTTGGAACAGGAAATTCCAGAGGCAGAAAAGCCTAGGGAAATTCCTATCACGGTTAATTAAATAACATTATGCGGCGCATGATGGTGCGCCGCCTCTATTTTAACTAAATACAGAAAAGGGTTTGCTAATGCCTGAAATTGAAACTATAGTCGAAAAAGATACTAAAACAATTCAAAATGTAAAAGAACCAGAAAAATATCAAGTTATTTTTGTTAATGATAACTTTACACCAATGGAATTTGTTGTAGAAGCATTAATGGCCATTTTTCATCATTCTAAAGCCGTCGCGGAAAAAATAATGGTTGATATTCATGAAAAAGGTAAGGGAACTGCCGGGGTATTTTTTTATGAAATTGCAGAACAAAAAGCATTAGAAACCACACATCTAGCAAGATCAAAAGGCCATCCATTAAACGTAGAAATTGAGGAATCGTAACATTGTTGTTATAGGTAACGGTATTAGTAGAAAAAACATAGACCTTTGGCAATTAAAAAAACATTATATAGTGTATGGGTGCAATGCAATATACAGAGAATATCAACCTGATATCTTATTTTGCGTCGACGATAGAATGTGCAATGAACTTCATGTAAGTGGATATTCAAAAGTACATACCGTAATTACACCTAATAAATATAGTTGTCCTTCGGCAACACATATTAAAATAAACAGTAATTGGAAAAAATGGAATTGTGGTGCATTGGCATGTCTTAGTGCCGCAACGCAAGAACCAAAAACAATATATCTTATAGGATTCGACATTGGCGGAGAAGAAGGGTATAGGAACATGTACGAAGGATCTATCCACTATCCTGGTAGAGGGACCGAACGCCATTTTACAGTGGAATCTGTTACCAAAAAACAACTTCTCTGGACCTTTCATTCCTTTTCCGATATCCAATTTAGAAGAATTGGCGGAGTGGGAATACAAGAATTCGATAGATGCAGAAATTATAAACGAATAGAAAAACTGCCATATGAAAATAAAAACAATTGATTACACAAGACATGTTATTGGAGATAATGTTGCATTATCTTTTGATGATTTTTATGAAGATTTAACAGAATTAAGACAAAACTGTCCTATCCATAGTGTAGATGCAGATTATCCAAAATATGATAATGAATATTTAGAAAATTCTTGTGAATCAGATAAACTAAGATGGGAACTGGATACCAGATTAGTTTTGGAACAAGAAATGAAAGATAGATTATATCCTCGACTATTGCCTCAAAGCCCCGCCGGTACAGTATCTAAAATTATTTCAAATAATCACGCTTTAGATATACTTAATCCTATTATTAAAGAAGTATATGATAAAGATGTAACAAATGCAAATTCCCAATGTATTAGTTCTACTTTTTGGGATTACGAAAATCATATAGATGCTTGGAATGTATCAAATGATAATGTTATGTCTGCTTATTGGGATGACTGTTTTGAACAAGGCGAAAAATGCCTTGCTAATTCATCTATTGCTGATCCTAACCGTTGGGAAGAAGCAAACGCATGGGTTAAGGAACTTAGAGCATGTCCACCAAGAGACCATAGTAGCATTGCATCCATTGAAGAGGCATGGGCCGAGCGACCAATGTCCTCGGAGGGGTTAAATAAAGATAAATTCTTTTATGAATATTTGCCAAAATCAACAAGATTAAAATTACAAAATCATCCAAATCGACCACAATGGTTACCAGAAGGTAGTTTTGTTTGTATTGTCTTTTTAGATTTTAATATGGATCCTACATGGGAAGAGATACCTAACATTGAATTTTGGAAACATAAACCAATGGCCCCTTCAGAAGACGGTAAATACAAAATTACAGAAAAAGATTTATTACAAAAAGAAATAATATCTCAGTTATTTTATTATGAAACATGGCATTATAGTAGAATGACAGAGGCCGTCAAATACATGAAAAATATGCAATTATCTGCCTCTGTGTGGGACAAATATCATTCAGAAGTGGAATATAATTTAATTAATTCTATACAGGGTAAAATTAATAATTGTATATTATTTCCTGGAGAATATTTTCACAAAATTGCTTTTCCTAGAGCATACATGGAACAACCAATGAGAACACAAATAATGGTATTGGAATGAACATAACTCCACATAATATATTTCCAACACATATTACATCCTTTGATATATCTGATGAGCCTGTGTTTGAGTATTTTTTAGACTTAAATAACCGATTACCAGATGAAATATCGGAAGAAGAAAATACAACAAATTCTTTAGGTAATACTTCGTCATATAAGACATACCAACGTGGTATAAAAATGATTGATAATTCTGTTGCCTATGCATACGAAGATGAAGAATGGATATGTGTACGTAATGAAGTTAAAAAATTTTTAAATCATTTGGGAAAATTATATGTTGAGATGCATTTTAATATGGCTACGAGTTGGGTTAAAACACGAAAATTTGACATTGCAAATTTATGGATAGTACGATATATGGAAGGAGATTATCAATCATTTCACACTCATCCCAATTCTGCTTTATCTGGTGTTGTGTTTTTGGAAGTGCCAGACGGTATAAATGAGGAAACATTTCCTGATGGTATGTTACATTTATTAAGTAATGGAATATATGATGAAAAAACATTAGAAATAAACAAATCATATTATATAAAACCTAAACCAGGATTAGTGGTATTGTTCCCATCTTCGATTGGCCATTTAGCATATCCATTTAACGGTCCAGGCAGACGAACAACAATATCATTTAATTTAGATGATGATCAGATTATGTCTGGTACTAGGTTAGATAAACAAACTGGAAAATATTTACTTTCTGGTCCAAATAACAAGGTTTACGAGTTAACAGAGTATATTGGTGATAAATAATTTTAGGCGGACAAATATAGTCGCTTAAACAGGAAGAACTGATCTAATCAACTTAACTGTAAAAAGGTAAACTTGATCAAGGTGTGTTTTAACTGACAATAAAGTCCGCCTACCTATGGAAACAGGATGTTACAAAGGTTCGGTTCGCTCTAAATAACCTCTGCTGTTCGATAAGAAGGCATGTTAAACATTTATCGTAGCCGGTACAGACTATGCGAAATCAACAAACCGTAATCAACTCGCGATATGATTGCTAACAAAAAGATTTTGCTTTCGTTCTTAATTGAGTATATGGTAATAATACCGCTGATTACATGTTTTATTTTTTTAATATACTACGAGATACGGTATGCAAAAATTAAAGGAAGGCACAACCTATAAGACAAGCAAAGAGGATTATGTCGCTGTATCTTTGAACATAAGGGATAGAGATCATTTCTATGCTATTGTTCACTACCTAAATAGAACGTTAGGTAGAACCGGTTGGAAGGCCCAAAAAAATACCCTTAGAAAATTTAAACAAGGGCGATTAAACGTTAAACGTCTTTTTTGGCTTTCTGATCCTTCGGTTTCTATAATATTAAAACTCCTATGATTAATGACGTATTAACTGAACTTCAAAAAGTAATAGACAGTTTTAATGAAAACATTAAAAGTGAATCAAATGTAAGTGAATTTATTAAGCAAAGTAAACTAGAAATAGTTACGCACGATAATATTTGTTTTGAATTTATTGTAAACTATATTGAAGATGGCACGTTAGAAAAAGAAATATCAGTATCACAATTAGAAAAAAATGATCCAGAAGATTTATTATCAAATTTAGTTCCTGAATCTAAGTTATTAAATTAATATGAGAGATATAAAAATAAAAGATATAGTTATTGTGGGAGGCGGAGCCGCAGGCTGGCTTGCCGCTATATTTTTAATGAAAAGACAATATAATGTTACAGTAATAGAAGCTAAACACATACCTTCCATAGGAGTAGGTGAAAGTATTCAACCAGCAGTTTCTGGTTTTTTAAATTTTGCAGGTTACAAAGCAACAGATTGGATGCCATCTGCCAATGCTACATATAAAGTGGGAACAATATTTGATGGTTGGTCAGATAATCAATTTATAGTTGATAGCGAATCAGCGGCATTTAGTATATTAGATACAACAGAATATGGTTCCTATGGTACCCATGATGCCGCAATAGCAACAGGTATGGATCCCAACGAATGGTCCAACTGGTTTCCCCCTTATAGAATGGCAATAAACAATATATCACCAAAAATGGGGAAAGAACGATTTAACTATCTTAATGGCCACATGGAACCCCCGCCCAATGCAGTACAATGGGATAATATTGCAATAATAGATTTTTTAAAACAAGAATGCCTAAAACAAGGTGTTAACCATATTGTTGATAAAGTTGTAGATGCAAATTTAGATGAAGAAGGATATATAAAAGAATTAATTTTAGAAGATCGAACAGAGAATATTTCAGGAGATATATATATAGATTGTTCAGGGTTTCATTCTATTTTGTTTGATGTTATATACAAATGCCCTTGGCATTCAGTTCAAGATTTTTTACCAACAAATAATGCCATAGCAATAAGAAAAAAATACACTAATCCTCAAAAAGAATGTCATCCTTACACAAAATCTACTGCAATGAATTCCGGATGGATGTGGACAATACCAACATACAATGATTTAACATACGGATATGTTTACAGCGACCAATATATAGATAAAGATGATGCAGAACAAGAATTACGAACAAAAATAAATGAATGGGATGCTCCGGCAAAGCATGTACCTTTTAAATCAGGAACACGAGATACAATAGCATTTAAAAATGTATATGGCATGGGGCTTTCAGCAGGATTCTTAGAACCGTTAGAAGCAACAAATTTGGTATTTACTGTACTTGCAATAGGTAATTTAGGAAAATTGTTATATGAAACAGGCGATATGTACAATGAAAATATGGGATTTCATATAAGCAAAATGTTCGGTGCGGCTGTAGATGAAATAGTAAATTTTATATATATGCATTATAAAATGTCTACAAAAGATGATACATTATTTTGGAAAGAAGTAAAAGAAAAACCAATACCTGATAACATTGTACCTATATATAATGCAATAAAAGATGGTCCTATGTCCCAACAAGCATTTCAAGATATGATGACAAAAAATATGCCAGGATTTAGGTTTAATGAATCTAACGCACCAATATTTGCCTCAGGGCATTGGTGGCAATTATTAAAGGGGTGCGGCCGATACGAGAATATTAAAAGATCGTATAGCGATGATTTTATAAAATATAGTAAAATGGTATTAGATATTCATTCAAATAGAATGGATAATGTATTAAAAACTTTCCCCAACCATTATGATTATTTGACAGAATGGTACGAATCGATTTGACTTTATTAATTGTTTATGTTATAATAGTTACATGAAGAATCATTTAATGATAGACCTCGAGTGCCTTAGTACTCGACCCGATGCGGCCTTATTAACGTTTGGTGCAATACGTTTTAGACCTACAGACAACGATGTAGAAAACGGGCCATTTGATATGGAACATTTTTACAGACGGATTGATCCCGAATCATGTACAAACATGGGTTTACAAATAGATCAACCGACAATGGAATGGTGGGCAAAACAAGATGAAGAAGTTAAAGTAGAAGCATTTGATCCTGAGGACAGACACGATGTTGCAGATGTATTAAAAGATTTTTACATGTTTTGTAAAGGCTGCGATCATTTTTGGGCGCATGGGTCTATCTTTGATATAATGATAATCGAAACTATAAATAGAATATTACAACGAGGTAATCCATGGAAGTATTGGCAAATACGGGATACACGAACGTTGTTTGGTCTCGTAGACATGGTACTTCCAAAAACTGCTAAACATCATAGCTTATATGATTGTTATAATCAAATATTGGGTGTACAAGCATCATTTTATTCATTGGGATTAACTAAATGAATTTTTATGTAATGTGTTGCATAATTATTTTAACTATTATGGCTGGAATAATAGGAGGCAAAATATTAGCAATACTCTATTTATGAAATGAAAAATATAGTATGGAGGGGCAGTACAGAATGGGAAAAATTATAATTGCAATAGTAGTAGTATTGTTTCTTAGTTTGCCGTTAGCCTGTATGAGTTTATTAACTGATAGTTATGGAACATCGAAAGAATCAGAAAGTATAAAATATCCATCAGATGTAATACATGGATTTATTGAAGGGTGTTATCTTGCATTTGAAGATCAAAGATTTATGTCAGACGGATTATGGCCAACTGATTTAAAAGAAATTTGCGGATGTGTAATGGATGGTATTAGAGAAGCAGTACCTTTGCATGATTTTATCAAAGATTGGAATGGTGAATTAACAAAGGAACAAGAATCAATGGCAAATATGTTTGGTATGATATGTACCGAACAAATTATAAAAGAAAGATTAAAAAATCAAAAGGATCCAGCATGAGCAAAATAACTTTAGGAAATAAATCGCCAAGAGTATACAAATACAATAGCACCAAAGAATACGTTGACAAGTTTCCGTGTGCATATAGACAATACAAGGCGGATAGTCATTGTAATGTTATTCATGGTTATAGTTTTACTATGAGATTCTTTTTTGGTTCGGATCAATTAGATGTTAGAAATTGGGTTGCTGATTATGGTGGTATGGGAGAACTTAAAAGTTTTTTAGATGAGCAGTTCGATCACACATTATTGGTAGCAGAAGATGAACCAGAAATGGATCTTTACAAACAACTAGAAAAAGCAGGAATAGCAAAACTTACTATATTACCAAAACTTGGTTGTGAAGGTCTTTCTTCTATGCTATACAAATATATGAATGGCGTATTCATTCCTGATATGTGGGGTCCAGGAGAAGCCGAAAGGCTTTGGTGTTATAGAGTAGAAGTACGCGAAACACAAACTAATATGGCTTGGCGTGAAGGCCATCGAGAATGGGGCGAAGACTTATTCGATGTAGATGAATAATAGAAATGATAGAACAACCTAGAATACCGAAAATTATTGATAGTAATATCTTTAATGTTGATACAAGCAAAGAACGTGACATTAAAATAACCGACATAGATATAGAAGATCAGTTTCCTCTCAGAGTAATAGAAGTGCCTGATGTATACGAAGATTATGTTTCTGTAAGACAGTTTGCATTAGAGCTTCCTTGTATGTTTGCTCAAGATTTACAGAAGAATGCTACAAATTATCCAGGTTATAGAGGTAGTTATCTTTGCGATCAAACTCCGTTATGGACATTGGTAAATTATATTTTATTAAAACATTTTTCTGAAGAATGGGGCGGTCGTTTTACTAAACCGATATATTTTCCATTTGTTACGGGTATAACGAACACAAAGCATATTCAAAAAAATGCAGGCAACAAGGCGCCGTTAGCCTCTTTATTACCACACAGAGATAGGCTGCCTCCATCACCGGGTTACTTTGCAGGCGTTGTGTATTTAAATTTACCAGACGAATGTGCCGGAGGAACAGGATTTTATACAAGCAAATCGGTTGATGGTCAACTTATGCACGAAACAAAAATGGTACCAAATACTATGGTATTATATCAACAAAGAATTCCGCATTCTGCGGAAATAAAGTACGAAGATTATTTAGAAAGATTTAGAATTACTCAAAATTTTTTTATAGGCGATAAATATTATTGGTTTTAGATTAGAAAGGAATCATATGGCATACAGCGAAAAAGTTATAGATCATTATACAAATCCACAAAATGTTGGAAGTTTTGATAAAAACGATCCAACTATTGGAACGGGACTTGTAGGAGCACCAGAATGTGGTGATGTGATGAAACTGCAAATTAAAGTGGGCGATAATAATAAAATTATAGACGCTAAATTCAAAACATTCGGTTGTGGTTCTGCAATTGCTTCTTCAAGTTTGGCCACAGAATGGATTAAAGGTAAAACCATAGAAGAAGCAGATACTATTAAAAATGTAGAAATTGTTGAAGAGTTATCTTTACCTCCTGTAAAGATTCATTGTTCGGTATTAGCCGAAGATGCAATTAAATCTGCAATACAAGATTATAAAAATAAACAATTATAAAAAAGGTAATATGTCATTTTTTAAAAGATTAACAAACTGGCTTGCCGGTACACCCACACCTGTTGCTCATAATGAAGCACAAGCAATGACAGGTACAATGCCTAACTACGAACCTATAGAGGTTCCTGCTAAAGGCGAATCAAAACCTGCTAAGTCTAAGAAAACAAGCACAAAACATACAAAGGCTTCGTTAAAGAAAATGACGAAAAGCCAATTAGAAGCATTAGGTAGAAAAGAATTCAACATCGAGTTGGATAAACGCAAAACAAAAGCGAAATTAGTAACTGAACTTTTGAACACCGTCAAGAAAGTGAGGTGAGTATCAATGCCACAAAAACATTGGGATAAAGGTAGACAAGGTAAACATTTAGGTCACGATGATATAGAAGGTATGAATATGGGCGAATTATTAGAACACCTCATACAGTGGTATAATGTAACAGATATTAAACCTACCATAGATATTACATCATTCAATAGGCCACCTTGGACTTTACCCGGCGATCCGTATATTCATAATGCATTAGAATGTTGGAATGATGCAATTAACGACGACGACGGAGATAATAGACACTTTGATGACAGAGGACATTTTCATCTTTCAATAATGATAAAACGAAAAGATGTTGTCCAACATTTAACTGCGGCGGCCGACGGAGATTTCACTCCAACATGGTAACATTAACAGAACAAGCCGCGACGGTATTATTGGGTATCATGAAAGATCAAACAGTTGACGTCAACACAAAAGTGAGAGTTGGTGTTAAAGGCGGCGGTTGTTCGGGTTTTACTTATACGGTAGATTTTGAAACCAAAAAAAGCAGATTTGATTTAGAATTTGCGTCGTTTGGTCTTAATGTTTTGGTAGATAAAAAAAGCCACCTATACATTAACGGAACAGTAATAGATTGGTCAAATGATTTAAACGATCGTGGGCTTAAATTCAACAATCCTTCAGCCAAAGGTTCATGTGGTTGTAGGACATCATTTATGTACGAACATATGGAGACAAACAATGGAAATACCCCAAGCTGGATGCGAGCTTAAAATAACAGAAAAAGCCGCTGTAGAATTTACAAATATGTGTTTAGATGAAGATAGAAATCTAGATAAGGCATATCTTCGAGTAGGTGCAAATTCTGGTGGTTGTTCAGGATGGAAATATAGTTTAGATTATGAAGATAAAGTTGAACCATCAGACTTGATTTTTGAGCAATATGATGTTAAACTAGTAGTAGACGAATACCTCCTTAATGATATAATCGGAGATGTGGAAGTAGATTATAAAGTGGGTAATTTGGTTGAGCAAGGTTTTATATTTAAAAGACTTAAATATGAACATGTTTGTGGATGCGGAGAAAGTTTCACACCAATAAAAGATATTCCTGCAGACGGTAAACAGCAGTTAGGCTGGAAAGATCATTTCAAATAAAATTTAATGCAAATCAACAAAATAATAATATTAGGTGGTGGTTCATCTGGGTGGATGACTGCCGCAGGTCTTATCTGTAGATTTCCTGATAAAGATATTACATTAATAGAATCAAAAAATATTAATACAATCGGCGTAGGTGAAAGTACATTATCCGAAATAAATGATTTTTTAAAAATGCTAGGTATAACTGAAAAGGACTGGATGTCTTTTTGCAAAGCAACATTTAAATTATCAATAGATTTTACTAATTGGGACGGCAAAGGTACACGATTTCATTATCCTTTTGGTTTTTATCCTAAATATTTAGAAGAAAAATCCCCTCTTGAAAGAAAAGATCAATGGTTTCAACGAAAAATATTATGCGATGCTCCGCCTACAGAATATGCTGAGTTTCTTTGGGACACAATTGAATTAATAGAGCATAATAAATTTACCCTAAACGAAGATAAATTCTTTGATAATTTTCATGCATCATCTCTTGCTGGGGAAAGAGGGGACATTTCTGATCGTGCATATCATTTTGATGCCACTAAATTTGGAGAATGGCTAAAAATTAATTATTGCCTGCTTCGCGGAGTTAAACACATTGAAGGTACATTTACAAATGCAGTCCAAAAAGAAAATGGTTATATAGATTATATAAAATTAGTTGATGATGAAGAACATTATAAGGCAGATCTTTTTGTTGATTGTACTGGATTTAATAGTGTTCTTCACGAAAAAGTTTTAAATGTTCCTTTTACTTCCTTTGGTTCAATATTAATAAACAACAAAGCATTAGCAACATCCATTCCTTATACACATAAAAACATTGAAATGGAAACCAATACCAATGCAACAACAATGAATGCTGGTTGGTGTTGGAATATCCCATTATATGATAGAATTGGTACAGGATATGTTTATTGTTCTGATTTTATTTCAGATGACGAAGCAGAAAGAGAATTTAGAGAATATTTGTTAAAACATAGAAAATCTGTTGCAGGAAAAGAACCAATACAAGACATTATTAATATAGATATAAAAACAGGTATTAGGGAAGAGCCGTGGTGCAAAAATGTTGTTGCAGTAGGGTTAAGTTGTGGATTTATTGAACCATTGGAAAGTACGGGATTGGTACTTACACATAAAACTATAACAAATTTGTGTAATATAATTGACATGGGAGATGATGGCGAAAATGTGACAGGATATTTAAAACAATGTTTTAATGCATGGATACATGCAGATATGTCATTTGCATCTTTTGTAATGTTTCATTATGCTTTTTGTAAAAGAAATGATACAGATTATTGGAAATATGTTACCAATGACGTACAATATGATGGGAATATTTTTCCATCATGTGAGGCATTAAATTATTATAAAGATAAAGTGCTAGGCCCACATGTATTTTTAGAAAACCCATATAAGAGTTTCCAACCACAAGAAGCACTTAGTGTTATTATGGCAGGAATGGATTTTAATCCGATTCATTTGCGGGATTTACAAGAACAACATATTAGAAGAAAAGAAGATATTAGCCAAACAAAAGAATTTTTACAAAGAATGGATAAATGGTTGGCTGAAAAAAGATCAAGAAATTTAAATTATGTGAAAACATTACCAACACAGTATGAATGGTTAAAACAAAATATACATAACGGAGAAGAATGAAATTAAATGATTATACACAATTTGTTGATTCGATTACAAGTAAAGAATCTACATCGTATCCTGTCTTTTTGCATAAATTGGCAGAATTAGAAGCATCAAAAACAAGTATTAATATACCAAGACTTATTACTGCCGCATTTGGTTTGGTATCAGAGGGCGGTGAGTTCACTGAGCAAGTGAAGAAAATTTTATTCCAAGGCAAACCTTTAAATGACGAACTCCGCACAAGATTAATAAAAGAATTAGGTGACGTAGCATGGTACTGGGCAAATGCCTGTACAGCATTAAATGTAGATCCTAATGAAGTATTACAAATAAATGCAGATAAACTCAAAGCAAGGTTTCCCGAAGGACATTTTACCGCTGAACGTAGCGAAAATAGATTAGATGGGGATATATGAGTGAAGATAGCAAAAACACCGTTAAAATTTATATTGGTGGTTATGGGGGCGAATTTGTATTAGGCAACATCACCGAAGAACAACACGAATATTGGACAGCATTAGGTAGTGAGGAATTAGAAAAATATTGTTGGGATGCTTGTGATTATGTAGAAGAAAATAGAATTCCAGAAGACATGGATTTTTTAGAAGGCGAAGGCTGGCACGAATGTGATAACATAGAACATTGTTATGGTTGTGATTTAGAAAATGCATACATAGATATAGATTTACCTGGAGGAGAAGAAACTATTAATTATGACGATGCTTACGCAATTAGAGATAAATATGAAGACGCAGAAGAAAATGCTTTTGATGATATAGGTAAAGACTATTGGCTCGAAGACGAAATGATTCGTGAAGGAAAAGAAATCTATACCAGTGAAGGCAATAATTATTGTTATGAACCCGGTCATTATTTTACTGCATATAGTAGTGAAAAAGGTGGATTCATTGATTGTGAATTTGAACTGCCCGAAGGACACGAATTTGATGAAAGACGATTGGTGTTCAACACAATTGATTTAGATGGAAATGATTTTTTGAATACTATCAGTTATATTATGCCTGATGATGATCCAAAAGATCCAACTGAATTAGACAGTATGGGTGGTGACACCACCGGAAAAGGATGGGAATGTAACATGTTTGAAATAACCCGCCCCGTGGAGGACGATGAATGACATAGATAGGCAACCCGCCACTAAAAATAAGAAACATAAAAAAACACAAAGTGTAAATTAAGAGATAAGGTATAAACAAGATGAAAAAGCTATTATTAAGTTTTATTATAATGGCGACATGGATGGTTGTAGGATGTGAAACAGTAAGACAAGTTAAAGCAGGATGTTGGGGTCATTGGGTGGAATCAAACGATGGAGCCCGAAGCGGACACAAGAAAGGTACAATTTGGTCTAATCGACATAATGTTAAACCATATCGACAATGTGTGGATGAAAAAGCACCACATATAGATTTAGAAAAAAGGCCATATGGGTGAAGTTAATGAAAAATATAAAAGCAATTATGCTTGTGGTATTTTTCTTAACTGCAAGCGCATCTTGTTCTTCAACAAAAAGTAATTGGCCTAACGGCATGACACCATTTTTTGCAGAATGCGAAGGAGAAGGTGGAACTTATACAGACAAGGAATATGCTAAAAGAAAGCAATCACCTTGTCATGGTGGCTGGAAATTTTACGATAGAGGCGAACCCACTTTAACTAATTAAATAAAGAAATAATGGGTATTAACAAAACTATAAATAGATATTGGAAAGACTGGGCAGGATTGGTTTATCTGTTTATATGCCTAGTTGATTTTTTTGTTGCACCATTGGTGTGGAATATAAAAATGGAAGAGCATTGCAATGATAAAGAACGATATCCAGTTGGTGTTAAATGTGATGCAACTCGTTGGGAACCAATGACATTACAAATGGGCGGAATGTTTCATATGTCTTTTGCCGCTATCCTAGGAGTAGCAGGATGGAAGAAGAAAGAAGAAATGGAAGTAGCACATAAAATGAATGGAGAAAATGTTTAATCCTTTCTTTGACATAAAAATGTTAGAAGAATTTTTTAATGTACAATAGATTCTTTGCATTTGGGTGTAGTTTTACGAATTATATTTGGTATACATGGGCCGATATAATCGCTTATGATTTCGGTATCCCTTTTCAAAATTGGGGGATTGCTGGCATAGGAAATGTAGGAATTCATGCAAGATTAATTGAATGTGATATTAAAAATAAATTAACAGAAAAAGATTTAATCATTGTGCAATGGTCTAGTTGGCCACGTGAAGACAGATATATTAATAATAGATGGCAAGCTGGCGGCAATATTTTTAATAGTTTGAATAAAAGATATGATAAAATGTTTTTAAAAAAATATTGGGATGTTAATAATGATATAATACAAAATTCAACTGCAATAATATCTGCTCAATGGCTACCTATTACCTTTCAATTATCAGTTTCTTTAACACATGAATCTATATTAGGACTTAAAGGTATTAATGAAGAAATGTATACAACATATAAAACTGCTTTGCCTGAAGATATTTTCTATATACCCGAGCACAAAAGCCAATATCCAGACGCTCATCCCGATATTTTAAACCATTTAGATTTTGTAAAACATATATATAAAGAAATAGGATTTGAAATAAAAAAAGAAACAGTAGATTATTTTAGTAAAAAACATGATAATATTATGACTGCTATAAAAGAAGTAGGAACAGATGATTGGCAGCGAGCCAAGCAATTTCCAAAGCCTTTCCGCAATCACAGAGTTAATTACGGTTGGAGTTAAAAATGTTTAATCCTTTTGTTGATTTTTCAAATTTAACTATAGAACAACTCACTGAAAAGAAAATAGAGTTAACAAAGAAACTTATGGGTATTCAAAACCTACGAGTTAGAGATCAAATATACGGAATTCTTAATCAAATTGATTTATTAACACAAGAAAAATCTGAAGCACGATCTCGTAAAGAATACGAAGAATCAGAAGATTATAACGACTCTCTATCAATTGGCTAATGTGGTACGATAATTATATAGATAGTAACGGCGAAATTATACTTGATGATAAAGCAGTATTTAATTTACTGTATAAAGGAGCCGATTTAGATAATGTTAAGTGCAAGAGGTCGGGGGATTTAGAGATATATAATAGTATAATAGATGAATACGATCTAAATATATCTAAACTGCAATTTGCAAGCAGTACCGATAATAAAAAAGAATTTATACAAAAATGTTTAAATAATTGGTTCGTACCAGAAAAATATACACATATGGATCCGTATCATTACATACGAAATTTAACCAAAACACAACAAGAAAAAGATAGAGTAGAATTAGAAATACAAATGTTTGAAGAACGTAATATGAAAAATGTATTACGTTTTATGATATTTTTTATAAACTTTATGCGTGAAAATAATATTGTCTGGGGTGTAGGCAGAGGTAGTTCTGTTGCCAGTTATTGTTTATATCTATTAGGTGTGCATAAAGTAAATAGTTTACATCACGACTTAGACATAAAGGAGTTTTTAAAATGACAATAACAGCAAGAGGTAAAGAAATTAATATGGCATCGTTAATTGCCTCCAATGATACGGCAATTGCCGTTAGTAATGTTAAAATGAATGCTAGGGGCGACATATTAGGTCCTGGTGGGGAAATAAAAGTACCAGCCCAAGACGTACAAAAAGAATATTATGAAGAAAAATTAACTGCTCCGGCTGAAACAGTTAAAACATTGGATGATTTACAAGAAAAAGTTACTGGTAAAAACCAAAAAACAAAAAAAGAAACAGTAATAGAAGAAAAAGAATGGGAAGTAATTGCCGAACGTAAATTTAACCGGGATGGCAAAGAGTTTATTGAGTACGAATACTCAGATGGTTCAATTCAAGAAAAGGAGTTATATGCAAATAAGACCACTAAGAAGTAGAGTGTTAGCAAGTTCGTGTGAACTTGGTGCAAGAAAAACCGAAAGCGGAGTTCATTTATTAGATGATGATGGAAAAGAAGACGGTATTAGACCTAGATGGTTTATGACACGAGCAATAGGACCAGAACAAAAAGATGTTGTACCTGGACAATATATTTTAGTTTCGCATGGAAGATGGACATGGGCCGCTAGTGTTCATGATACAGCAAATGGCGAATTCGTTGATGATATTCGCATGATAGACGAAAATGATATATTGGCAGTTTCTGATGAAAGACCAAAAGAATTAGACCAATATGAAATTACTCATTGAACACAATGGTGGATTAGGAGATGCAATAATAGATACTGCATTTATCAAAAAGTTAAAAGAAAAACACCCCGAATATGAAATAGATTTATTCACATATTTTGATAATGCAGAAATATTTTATGATGCTGGGTATTTAAACACTATAATTCCTGCACCGAAAAATTACAATCATATACATATAGGTGATCAACTTAAAAATAAGTATGATAAACATATTTGTATTACAGGTCTTTTAGGCTGGGCATTTTTTACAAAACAAAAAACCCTATTTCAACAACGAAGCGAATTATATAATGTTGATGCTTCACCAGATGATATGGAAATATTATTAGATAATGATAAATTGCCTGATAATATTCTTAACGATTTTAATACAATAATAGTATTTTCTGCTCCAAAAAACCAATCATTCCAATCTGGTAAAACTATTCACAAAGAAGTTTGGGAACAAATTTTTGACACATATAAAGATCTTGCATTTTTACAAATAGGAACTAAAGATTACGATATAGAATTTGATAAACGAGACAATGTAATTGATTTAATGGATCAAATATCTATTAGACAAGCATTATCAACTATTCCGTTAGCAACTTTTATAATAGGATGTGATAATTTTTTAAATCATGCAAGCAGGGTTTTCAAAAAAAGAGGAGTATTTCTTTGGGGAGCAAACGATCCCAAACAATATGGTTGGGATCAAAATATAAATTTATATAATAAAAAACATTGTTCGCCATGTTTAACCAGTCACAACGATCATACATGTTGTTTTGCTGGAGGCATAGATAACATACCTTTTAATGAAATAAAAAAAGCAATAGACGAATTAAAATGATAAAAGATATAGTAATAGTAGGCGGAGGTTTTTCCGGATACATGACAGGATTATTAATCAAACATGCATTTTGTGATGACCTTTGGCCCGAAATAGCAATTACAATTGTGGAATCTTCTAGTATAGGTACAGTAGGTGTAGGTGAGTCTACTGCTCAAAATGTTCCAATGCTACTTGCCAAAGTAGGAATAGATCCATTTAAATTTATGAAAGAATCAAACGGAACATTTAAGATGAGTGCAAGATTTGATAACTGGAATTATGAAGGAGAATCATTCCATCATATGCTTCATTCACTATCTCTTATATTAGACTTGAAATTAGAAAAGAAAAAAATAAATCTTTTTGATTTTTTTAATCCTTATACCGAAATAGGTGTTGACATATTACATTATCTTGCCAATGAAGATTCAGGAGAATACGGATTCGATAATTTATGTTTAGAAAATAAAGTGCCTTTTATTAAAACAAACGACTATTATGAAATTCAAAGAATAAAAGCAGGAAATCTGCGAATGGACACAATGGTGGGGAACGATTTATCATCGGCATTAGGTATGCATATGGATGCTAATTTATCTGTAGATTTCTTAAAGAAAAAATGTCGTGCTCGAGACATTAGAGTTATAGATGGCAAAGTAACAAGTTGGAAACAAAATAAAAAAACAGGAAACTTAACAGAATTAAAATTAGATACAGGTCGAAAAATAAAAGGTGATTTCTTTTTTGATTGCACAGGATTTAGAAGATTAATATTAGGCGATGTGTTTAAAGAAGAATTTGTAGATTACTCAAAATGGCTTCCACAAAATGCAGTATCATTAATCGATGGTGGAGTAAAATATAAAGAAGGCGAAGACCCTAATGTATATACAATATTAGATGCACAAAAACATGGATACATGTTTAAAATACCGCTACGAGATAGAATAGGGTCAGGATATGTTTATTCAGATCGTTTTATAGACAAAGAAACAATTCAAAAAGAGCAATTAGAACATTGGAATAATCAAGGATACGATCCTTCAATAGGTAATCAATTATCATGGACACCAGGTAGATATAAACGATCATGGGTTAAAAATTGTGTAGCAGTAGGATTATCGGAAGGATTTTTAGAACCATTAGATGGTAGTGCGTTAATTTTGTCATTGGGTTTATTAACACAAGTATTGTTTCCGATGTTTAATAAAAATATGGCGTTTGAAGGATTAGATGTAGACTATTATAATAAACAAGTAAATATAGCATACGAACATACAACCGATTATATTTGTTATTGCCATCTTCAAAAAAGAAAAGACTCTGAATATTGGAAATATTTTAAAGAAGATAATAATATTCCCGATTCGCTTAAAGAAAAAATTTGGACATATGCACATAGACCTCCGCGTGGATATGAACACTTATCAGATCGCGCAAAACCCTTTGGAGTAGGTTCTTGGGCAACAATAGGTAAACGATCAGGATTAGCAGGAGGGCATAATGCTCGGAGAGATTTACGCAATTTTAAATTAGAAGAAACAGGCAAATTAATTAAGGGCATTTGCAACGAAATTAAAAAAGAAGTTGCACAAGATGCAATTACACATAAAGAAATATTAAATTACGTTTATAACCAATATCACTAAGGAGAAATTATGGTTAACGAAGGAGATACACTTCCAGTTGTAACTTGGAATATGTATAGAAGAGAAAGAGGAGTTAATGGTCCAATTGGATACGAGGCAGCCGGGGATAATCGACCTCCTCAAACTTGGCAAGAATTTAAATCCGACGAACTGTTCAACGATAGATGTATAATAATTGGTATACCAGGAGCATGGACTGTAAATTGTACACATCAAATGCAAATGTTTGATGGTCAGTTTGATCAGTTGTATACGAAATGTATAGAAAATGTTTATTTTCTATCTGTCAATGATAGTTTTTGTATGCAATCGTGGATTTGGGCTCACTATGCTATTAAAGTAGATTGGGTAGCCGATGGTAATGGTGAGTTTACAGAAAAAATAGGCATGTTAGTTGACAAATCTGATTGTGGATATGGAAAACGATCATGGCGGTATGCTATGGTGGTGGAAGATAATAAGGTTGAAAAATTATTTGTTGAAGATGGTATGGCAGATAATGTTGGTGTTACCGTTGATCCTTATAAAGAATCACATTACAATAATATTTACTCATATTTGAGGACAACTGGTAGAAAACAAGATCCACCAGACGACTCCCGATGGTATTGGGATGTTCCTTCGGCAGAAAAAGTGACAAGACCGGAAGATGACATAGGATTTAAAGAAAGGCTTAAACTAACTGCTAGAGAACGAGTAGAGCATAATCAAGAAAATGCTGATTTTATTAATTTTGATCCAAGTAGAGATTCTATCGCACACAAAGAAAAAGAAGAACAGGACAAAAAAGATAAAGAGATGGAAGGCGGTATGTTGGGTACCTAATGAAATCATTAGACTGTATTGTGGGAGATATAGTACATAAATTAATTAACAAAGAAATAGGTGCTATCTTTCAAGGAAAATTAGAATTGGGGCCTAGAGCATTGGGCAATAGATCTATTATTGCCGATGCTAGAATGGACGATGGTAAAGATAGAGTTAATATAGTTAAAAATAGAGAATGGTATAGGCCATTTGCATGTAGTATATTAGAAGAACACGCACATGATTGGTTTAAAATGGGACGACTTAACTCTTCTCCTTGGATGAGTTATGCTATACCAGTAAAAGAAGATAAACGGAAACAGATACCTGCTGTTATACATGAAGATGGTACTTGTAGATTACAAACTGTAAATAAAGAACAAAATCCTCTTTATTATGATTTAATAAGTGAATTTTACAAACAAACAAATATACCGCTAATACTTAATACAAGTTTTAACTTGGCTGGCCAACCTATTGTTTTTAATCCTGCCCAGGCAGTAGATGTTTTTTTAAGTAGTGAATTAAATTTTGTTTATTTTCCCGAAATAAAAAAGGTAATAGTATGAGAATTTTAGGATTAGGCGTTGCCCACGATTCACAGGCAGTAATATTAAATGACGGTAAACTAGAATCTTATATTAAAGAAGAATCATTAACTTCCAAAAAGCGGGATTCTAATCCAATGAAGGCCGCATTACATTGTTTATCACTGGGTAGAATGGATTTTGTTGCATATTCATCACCTACTGCCGATATTGCAGAATTATTTGCTACTAATTTTTGGAAAATATTTGCAGAAAAAATGGCAGAAGCTGAATCAACAGATTTTGCCGGACAACATCATTTATGTCATGCATCTCTTGCTTTTTATGACTCAGGGTTTGATGAAGCATATTCTGTTGTTGTGGATTCGCAAGGATCAATAGATTACAGAGAAGAACAAGATTGTTTTGTGGGCAGAGAAACAGAAACTATATTTGAAGCATCGTATCCTGCTAATTTTAAAAGCATAGCACATAATCCTGTTCATTGGTTTGGTATTACTAGATTATATTCACTTATAACAAATTTAATAGGGGAAACAGATTTAGAAAATGGTAAAACTATGGGGTTAAGTGCCTACGGAACCATAGACGAAAGTTTACCTCCGTTTTTTCAAGGATGGGTTCCATCACGATATTCTAATAGTTTTGGTTGTACAATACCATTTAATGAATATAATAGAATACAAACGGCATCAGAATCAAAAGGTGAAAATTTTAGATACGAAATTAAACCCGAAATTGATTTTACACTAAACGAAATTATAAAAGATGTCGATTGGTTGCAGAGAGGCGAACTGAACGAACTTAAGGAAAAATATCATGATTATGCAAATTTAGCAAAGAAAATGCAAAAAGAAAGTGAAGATGCTGTCTTAAATTTTGTGTTTGATAATTGTGATTTTGATGCCTGTAAAAACATTTGTTTTAGTGGTGGTTATGCATTAAATTGTTTAGCAAATTTTAGATATACACAAGAACTACCACCTGATGTAAATATATTCATAGAACCTGTTGCAGATGATGCAGGAATTGCCATTGGAGCCGCAAAACATTTATGGCACACAAAAAGTAAAGATATGACTAAACGACCATTAACTAACATTTATCAAGCAAGCCCAAATTGGGATTTAACAAACTTTGAAGAAAACATAAACTTAATAGAGAGAGAAAATGAGTGAAACAATTTTATACACACATGTAAAAGTACCAGACTGTTCTTTTTGTAATAAAGCAAAAGAACTACTTGAGGAGAATAACATAAAGTTCACTATGCAAACTGTAGGTCAAGATTTAACACCAAGGGACCTTTACAACAAAATAGGATCATATAAAATATTTCCGCAAATTATATACGAAGGCAATCATTTAAAAGGTGGTTATCCAGATCTTGTTGGTTTATTAGGTGCGGCAGAAACTAGTTAGTTTTTTGTGTTCCGATAACGCAGATGATGAACCTTGGCATCAAGAAAAAGCCGCAGAATTATTAGAAAAATATAAAATTTGGTTTGATGGTACAAAATTTAAATATGAAAAAGATTATCGATATGTTCAAATGTATACACCAGAACATGAGATGCTGAAATTTTATATATTTGCAGATATTACTAATCCCAAACTAAAAGTACTATTCAAACTTCGCTGGTCATAATGATACACGAAATATTTCCACACAAGATTTATCACGTTAATATTAACAAAGATAAATCGTTTCATAACCAAATATTAGACGAAGCCAAAAGAACAATGGATCTTGATGTCCCATTTAAAGATGGAGCAAATATAAATTACAAAGGATATTCGTCAGTTCAAAAACGGTTTTGGTCTAACTCTCCCACATACGGAAAAGAATTTAAAAATCCTGTATTTAAAGAAGTCTTTGACTTTATTAATAGAAGTGCAGACTATTTTATTAAGCACCTACAAATTGATACGACCTACCAACAAATAAAAATGACAAATGCATTCTTAAATTTTGGTAATAGTACAGGGTCAGGATTGCATGATCATGAAGGTGCATTATTTAGTTATACATATTATTTTCGCTTAGAAGGCACTCTTCCTAGTTTATGGTTTTTAAGTCCGATATATAACGGACCTAAAGGATTATTTCCTTGGAATGGTCTTCAATACACAAACGAATGGCGACACGAATATGAAGTTCAGCCTATCGTAGGTGATCTTTTTTTATTTCCTGCGTACATGTTACATGGTACAAATGATATTAAAGAAGATTATAATCGTTGGTTATTTAACGGAGATTTTTTTGTTTTTTCTAATAATATACCCAACTTTCCTCCATTAATTGATTGACCATCATGCATGTAGATGTTATACTATATGTGTAGGCCAATTCTATAACCTATAAATAATATTAATATGTATAGATTAAAATTAATTACAGAAGAAAGACCCCAAGGTGGAATTAGGGTCAGAACAAGTGAATTTGAAACTTTGCTTGAGGCTTCTAGTCGGCTTAAAAGTCTTTTATTTAAAGAGGCAAAAGCTGAATTAGATTATGAAATTATTGATTATGAAGTAGAACACGCCGAGAAAATTATTTCTATGGGCGATATTGATAACCTTCTTAAAGAGAGAAAAACCGATGAAGGAATCGAAAAAGGACTTAGTAAAAAAGTTGCGTGATGCTTTTTATAAAGTTAAACATGCACGAACAGTAGAAGATTATTATTACTGGCAGGATAGAGTAGAACATACTGCCTACGCATTAAAAAAACTAGAATTTGCGAGATCACGGTAATGGCAAAAGAACAATATAATAGAGATCGAGCATTAGAGCGTTCGCCTCAATATAGACATATGGTTAACCTTGAAAACAGGGAGCGCCGTGTAAAAGAGAAAAAACGGGATAAACACGGGGGCAAGAAAATTGGTAAAAGACTCCCCGATGGTACCTATACAGAAGTATCAACTTCTGATTGCGATTGGCATGAACGATGGCAAAACCCAGATATTGAAGCAATTATTGAACATGCTAGAAAATCTGGAAACGCCGACAAGCACAATGACGCATCTAAAAAATTAAAAAAAGATATTACATTTAAATAGGAGCAAATACTTGCTGACGTAGCTCAGTTGGTAGAGCACCTCATTTGTAATGAGGGTGTCGGGGGTTCAAATCCCTCCGTCAGCTCCACGGATCCATTAGAGAAATTATTATGAGATTAAGTTCTATAGTATATGAAAATTTTTATCCCGACCCTTTTGCAGTTAGAAATAGGGTATTAAAACAAGAGTTTTATCCGCCAGATTATTTAGAAAATATTATTAGAGTAGAAGGAATGGAAAGCGATGAGGTGTACGAAATATCCAAAATAGGAAATTTTTGTGGAGAAAGAACAATACGTGCTACAAAGATATTACCTGAAGAGGATGAACATACGAAAAATTTTGTAAAAAATGTTTGTAAATTTAATGATGATACAAAATTAGAAGTAGAAACATACTTTACAATGCAATTAGGAGAACATGATTTAGTTAACAAAAGTATTCACCAAGATACAGATCCTATTATGGCTATTGTTGTTTATTTAACACCCAATCCGGAACCAGCTAGTGGTACTATTTTTTATGCACATAAAAAAACAAATTGGAATGGTGTAAACAATGATAGAGTACCAGATAGAGCATTTGCAGACATTTATCCTGATAAAAGAGCAGATCAAAATAAATCTAATTTTCAAGTAGAATCTATAGTAGGAAATGTTTTTAATAGAATAGTATTATATGATAGTAAATTATTACATGCTCCAGGTACTTGTTTTGGTAAAACTAAAGAGGATTGTCGGTTAACTCAAACATCTTTTATATTTAAGGTGGCACAATGAATTATAGATTAATGATATATGATAATTTCTTTGAAAAGCCTGATGATGTTCGAACCAAAGCACTAAAACAAGATTTTTATTATTGTGATGAATTAGATAATGTTGCAGTAGCAGATAACGAAGACGACGAAATATTAGAAATTTCTAAAATAGGAGGACAATTTCCCGGACAGCGATCTTTGTTATGTGAAACAATTTTACCTGATATATATAAAGAATTTTATAAAAAAATATCATCTTTTATGCCCAATGATACTGTTATAGTAAATGCATTATTTCAAAAACAAACAAAAGATGATTTTAGAAATATACATCAAGACGAGGAACCATTTTTGTCGGGTTTAATTTATTTAGATAATAAACCAGTAGTAAATACCGGTACTTGTTTTTACAAGCATAAAGAAACAGGATGGGACGGAACTACCGAAATGCCCAAAGATTCTAATACAGAAGAATGGGAAATAAAAGAATTTCAAATGGCTAATGATAATTTTGAAAAAGCTAGTATTGTTGAAAATAAATTTAATAGAATGATTATGTACGATGCAAATATGTTGCATAGTGCTGAGGGTGCCGAAGAGGAAAGACTAACTTTGGCATTTTTTGTTTACCCAGGGAAGTAGTTCAGTCTGGAAGAACGCTTCGTTTGGGACGAAGAGGTCGCAGGTTCAAATCCTGTCTTCCCTACCAATATTTTCTATATCATCCCTTATTACAACATGATATAGAAAAGATGAAACTGCAGGTGTGTTTCCCCCTAAGCAAACGAGCTGGGTTTTTTGGCACCAAAGCAGGGAATAGCGTTCCCTGAACTAGAATGGACTAGGCTTACTACTTGCAAGATAGAGGAGGTCGCTCCGAGGCATGTGCTAGTAAGGTCCATTCTATTTTGGTCCCATCGTCTAGGCGGCCTAGGACACCGGCCTGTCACGCCGGCAACATGGGTTCGAATCCCATTGGGACCGCCAGTTTATAATATAGAGAGTTTGAAAATGAAACACACACAGACACACAATTTTGCTCTTACCCAAGAAGAATTAAAAATTATCATTCAGGCGATAGAATGTTTTATTGACCCTAAAAAACCTCGATGGGCAAAAGATGAAGCGACGGATAATGATATTATTTTGCTTTTAAATAAAGTCAAATTGGGACCGCCACACAGGGGTTTAGCTCAGTAGGGAGAGCGCCTGTTTTACACGCAGATTGTCACTGGTTCGATTCCAGTAACCCCTACCATTCCTCGGTAGCTCAGTGGTAGAGCAGATGACTGTTAATCATCGGGTCGCTGGTTCGAATCCGGCCCGGGGAGCCAATGTTGATAGTAGCTCAGTCGGTAGAGCATTTGGTTGTGGTCCAAAAGGTCGAGGGTTCGAACCCCTTCTATCAACCCAGTAGGGGAGTAGCTCAGTTGGTTAGAGCAATGTTCTTATAAGGCATAGGTCCTGGGTTCAAGTCCCAGCTCCCCTACCATAGGCGTGTAGTTTAGCTGGTTAGAACGCCACTCTGATACGGTGGAGATCGTTGGTTCAAATCCAACCACGCCTACCATAAAAAAATAAATACAGTTATATTAATCATTGGGGGTAGTATGAATGCCACAACACAAACATTTATTAGTTCGAGCAGAAGTTAATAACCCTATTAAAGAAGAAAAAATTCTTAAAAAATGGCTTAAGGATTTAGTTAAAAAAATTGATATGAAAATTATCAAAGGGCCGTACACAGCATATGTAACCAAAGAAGGTAATAGAGGTATAACAGGTATTGTAGCAATCGAAACTTCACATGTTGCAATTCATATATGGGACGAACAAACACCTGCGTTAGTACAATTTGATGTATATTCTTGTGCTAACTTTTCAACACACGAAGTTATAATGCATACGAGATCAATGGAACCAACAAAAGTAGAACATTTATTAATAGATAGAGGCAAAGAATTTGATCTCGGTAATATAAATAAATGGTCGGGATTAAGAGAAGTAGGGTCTACGGAGGAAACATGATGAATATTTGGGTTGAATATTTTATAAATGAAGATAACCGAAGTCATCTCGAAGGTAGTCATGCCCAAATGAGAGAACAAGTAAAATGGGTCAATCCTGATCCAAAAGATGTACATAAACGATTTTGTCAAACTAGAGAAGACGCCAATCGATTTGCAAAAAGCATGAACGATCGGGGATATCACGCAACAATCAAAACAGACGGATATGGAAACATTAATTGAAGGTAAAACAAAACAGATAGAGTCTTTGGACGATCCTAGCATAGTACGGATTAGAACTAAAGATTCCCTTACGGCAAATGATGCCGCAATACAAGCAGACCTACCAGTAGCACAAGATAAAACTACACAAAATTGTAATGTAATGTTTTATTTAAAAAAAGCAGGCGTGCCTGTAGCATATAAAATGCGAAATGATTTAACATCATTTATAGCAGAAAAATGCGAAATGATTCCTATTGAATGTGTAATACGTAGGCGAGCATTTGGTAGTTATTTAAAAAGAGAACCAAGCAAAACATCAGGTGACATATTTGATCCATTGCTAACAGAATTTTTTCATAAAAATGCAATAGTTGGTAATGAGATGATGTCAGAAGATAAAGCACGAGAGTTATATCTACGTGACGGAGAATGGACCGGTAAAGTATATACAGATCCATTAATAGAACCATCAACCGATACGTGGATGCTTTTTCCGCCAAAAGAACCGCGATATGATATGCAACCATTAAAGTATATTCGACCAGAAGTTGATCCAGTAACATTAGAATATATTAGACGGTCTTTAATGATACCTTGTTTTGAAATATTAGAAAAAGCATGGAAAAAGTTTGATGTAGATTTAATTGATATGAAAATAGAAGTAGGAATTAATCAAAATAAAGAAATAGTTATAGCAGATGTAATAGATAATGATAGTTGGCGTATTTGGCCAAATGGTGACCCTAAAAAGCAACTGGATAAACAATCATTTAGAGACGGTGAGAAATTAACCGAAGTTCAGAAAAAATATGCTATAGTAACTGAGTATACTAAAAAATTTTAA